AACATACTGGCAGCGGCATGGGTGTTGGCGCTGAATTGGGTGAAGGTACGGGCGTATTTCAACGCTTTGAGGCTGGACGACAGATCGTTGGTTACGAGCGGGTCCAACACGTTGGTGTTGGTCACTGTAACACCGAACATGCGGTCCAGCGCCAAACCTTCAACCAATCCGGCAACGGCAGTGTTCTGCGCATCAGTCGGCAGCACGGACGATGCAAAGGTCAGACCGAACCAGAGGCCAGAAGCGATGGATGCGCGCAGCACTGCATCGACCGGGGCTTCGGCAGCCACACCTTGAGCAGGCGGGGAAGCAAACGCCTGAGTGCCTTTCAGCTTGGCCGAGATATCCACGCCTGCGCCGGTAGGCTCAAGGTAGGAAATGGTGGCAGCCGCGCCGACTGCAGTGGTGGTGAAAATGAAACGGCTGCCATCCCAAGTGCAAGTCACACCGGCAGTAGCAGTGGTCAGGCCGGCAGTGATTTGCGTGGCCACACCGTTCAGGTTGACTTGCGCCGCCAGAGTCGGCACGGTAACGTTTTTGACGACGCCGCCGACAGTGATGCGGAAAGTGCTGGAAGTCAAGGCGATCCACGACGCCATAACCTGTTCAGCAGCAGTCAGGATGCCTGCGCGGAGTTGAGCCGGGGCATCGGTGCGCGCCCAACGACCGGCCATGAAGTACAGCGGTTTTGGGGATTGGCTGTAATACGCCTGCGCTTCCAGATATTCTGGAGCAGACAGACCGAAATCGGCCGCTACAGCTTCAAGGCTGGTGTACAGGCGTGGGATTTCGCCCGCAGCCACTACGCTGGAATCGCCGAGGGTCAGCAGGGTGCCAAAACCGCGACGTTGCGCGGCAATCGGCGACAAATTGACGGTCGTGCGGATCAGACGGTTGACGGAAAGACCTTGCGTTGCCATGTTAAACCTCCGGGCCTGCTGCCCAATCGATGGTCTGCGTTTCTGTTATGATCTGCCCGTAGGCCGATAGGAAGGACAGTACACTGTAGTTGCGGTTTATCTCCCTTCGGAAAGACAGGGTTATGTCAGATCGTTTGTACCATTGCTCTTCTACGAGTTCACCGAAAGTCGGCGTGGGATTTGCGCCTACAAACCCGATGCCCGCCAAGAACAATTGGTCGCGGTTTTGGCCGATCTGCAAATTATCCCGTACATTACCCGCATTGCTAGCGCTATTCGGCCCGTAGAATGAACAGCGCATATCAAATGTTTCATGGCGTTGGGATTTCGACCCTAGGCCGTTGTCGTCAACTACCACATAAGCGTTGCCTGCTTCCGGCATCTGATTGCTGATGAAGAACGCACACCAATCAACGGTGATGCCGGGCCGCTTAGGTGGGTTAGGCTGGAACGCCGGGCGGACCATATCGCCTGCCAAACCAGTCAGGCCGATAATTACGGCCTGCATGAAGTCGAGCAGGCCATCATCGTTAAGCACCGGCCCAGCTGTTAGGTATCCGCCAGTAGCGCTGGTGTTAGCCATTGGAATTCTCCGCCACACAAAACGCCTTCATGAACCCACCGCCGAAGTTGCTGAAATCTTCGTCGATCTTATGTACTTGATACCGCTTGCTGTTCCAAACAATGATGTCCGAATAATCGGTCGTCGCATCCGGGATCAGAATGCCGTTGTACCACACAGCAATCACGTTGTCGAAATTGGCGAGGTCCGGCAGGCGGATGAAATCGCCGGCCTTCAACCCCTGTACCGACATCAGTACCGTCAGCGGCAAAGCCTCCACCAGAATGTTGCGCCCGTTCGATCCGATGGTTGCGGTACGGCGGATCAAACCGACAGTGTCGCAAAAGTCGGGATCGGACAGCAACTCTGATGTGTCGATGAGGGCCATTATTTTTTCCGGATTACGTATGTTATCGAATTCATATACTGACCAGTGTGGATCAGACGTTTGGTGCCCTTAAACCCTATTTTCTGCCGCTGCTCCAAAGTCACCTCGGACAGTATCTCGAAACCTTCTTGCGACCGGATCTGGTTCTTGACGCTTGCCTGCGCTACCAGCCCCGCTTGATTGTAAGCCTTGGTCAGGGCGGCAAAATCGCCAGTCATCGCGGCGGCTGCCCCCTTGGCAATCAGGTCAGCACATCTTTCTGCAACCTTCTCAACTCCCGGCACCAAATGCGGCGACGGTGGAATATGAGCGGCCTCACTGCCGTTTTCGTTGATGTATCCGATCTGTGCGTTGCCTATCGGGTCATCATCACGGGCGTTCTCGTCCATTGGAACGCCTATCAACACTTCCTCGGTCGTCATGGTGCGGAGGGCTTTCATCACCTCATCCACGCGATCCACGACGACCTTGACGCCTTTCATACTTGCAGCGCACCAGCGCCAATCATCCGGGAAATGCGATAGAAACGCTGACCATAGGTGGTCAGGTTCCAGAAACCAGCATTGGCCTCGGTGGTATTTTGGGTGTCGTACTGTATGCTCGTGCTGCCTACAGTCTTGCCAGATTTGATGCCAGTCCCTTGGCCCGGAACGCCCCCGCCCGTATTAGCTCCTTCTAATGCGACGTTATGGGCAACGTAAAGCTCTAACCCTGCGGTATAGGCGTTGCCCCAACGACATTCGATAAGCATGACCATTCCGAGGTCAGCCCAAAATTGGATCATGGCGTCCGGGTACTTAACAGCATCCGTGAACGCCGGGAAGTGTTCACGGAACAGTGGTATATCGAACACGTACGCCATGATGGTGTTACTCCTCGTCGGCAGGCACGAAAATCGGGTTGCCGGTTTCTTCGTCGAACATCAACTCGCCATCGTCGCCGATTGCCTGAATCGGGTTGCCGGTTTCAGGGTCGAGTTTGTACGGCGATTTCAACGGGGGAATATCGCCGTCATCGTCGTCGTCATACGACACCCGTTCCACGACAAGGATGACGCCAGCTTTAGCCAAACCCTCGGCGTACTTCAATTCGGCGATCCAATCCGGTACTTCCTCGTTGATGCCATGAACCAAAGTGGTTTTCCGCCCATCATCATGGGACAGAGTGATGTCGCCTCGGTTGTTATTCTGCACTTTAAGCATGTTCAATTCCTCTGAGTTGCTGGCGCCCCGGAAGGCGCCAGCTCTCGGTTAGATCCCGTCGCGATAAATGACGGTTTCAGGGTAGACGAACTCGACAGCGCCGAATGCCCAGATGTAAGGGGAAATGAAGCGGATCCCCTGATAGTAGGCGGTTTCGCGACGGATCGGCACCATTGGGAAGCGCAGACGATCTTCCTCGTTGGTGTAGGCCATCATGCGGTCAGTCGGGCCAACGCCACGGCCGGTCAGCCATTTCAGCGGCTGGATGTTCACCGGTTTGCCGTTGAGGTTGTTGGCGATGCTATTCTGTTTGATGTATTCCAGAATAGACATGTTCGCCTGACCAGACACCTTGATGGTGGTGATCAAACCGAACTGCACAGGCGGCACGCGGATTTCAGCCGGGCAGATGGTGAACGCCGATGCGGTCCAAGCGGTCATCAACATTTCGTTGATTTGGGCGAGGATCACGTCCGGGGTCGCCACGTTGGCCGCCCAAGTACCGCCAGTCACGTTGCCAAAGGCGATTTGGCTGGAGTTAACCAGACCTTGGTCGCCAGTGAAGGTGTCGCCGATGTAAACCTGCTCATCGGTGTTCATCTGATACAGCGTGTTCAACGCGTTCAGTTTGGCGGTGTCGATCGGCTGGCCGAGCAGTTGGCTGCGTTCCAGCTCAACGCTGGTGTAGCTTACTTCACGACCGAGCAGGCGCAGTGGGGATACAATGCGCTCGCCGTTAACCGAAACGCCCGGAATGGTGGTGGTTTCAGGGCTGATCCAAGGCTTACCTTGGGCTTCCTGAGTACCGCCGCCAGCAAAGCTGGAACGGGTGAACGAGGTGGACTCGTTGGCCATGGTCAAGCCAGTACGCAGCTTGATGTCGCGGCCCCAAGACACCGACACCAAAGGCTCGTGCAGGCGTTGGTCGAAGTTGTCCAGCTGGTTGACGTAATACGCAAGGTTACTGTCTTGCGTACGTGCGTTTGCAACCCCTTGGTCAAGGGTGCGGGCGAATCGTTTATCGCCGGGGAGGATGATGCGGCCCATGTTTTGTCTCTCCTAAAAGTTCAGGGATCGATCAGCTTCAATTAGAAGCCGATGCGGACCTCGGCGATGTTACCGTTGGCGGTGTCGCGGCCATTGGCGGCCCACGTCAGTTTTGGTACTGGAACACTGTTCACGCCATCGGCAACGGCTTCGAACTGGCCGACAGGCTTGCCGACGCCGCCATCAACAACGCGGACATATACTGCCAAGCCGCGAGTTGGGGTGCCTTGGCCGCAGACTACGTTGACGTAGCCTTTGACAGCAATGCCATGAGCCGAAACAATGTTCGGGCCGCCGTCGTTGAAACCCTGCAGGGTAGCAGAGTTGCTGATGGATGGGACCTCACGGATCAGGATGCCGTAGAAATCGGCGGCAACCGAGGTCAGGCCCATGAGCAGGAATTTGCCGGTAGCGACGTCGACTTTGACCGGCTGGCCAAAAAGAGTCGGGCCGTTGGCGGCAGCAATGAAACCGGGTTCGACGGTGGTATCGTCAACCCGAGTAATGGCGCCAGCAATGCCAGCGGGTGCCTTGTACAAGTAAGCAGTCATGATTGACACTCCAACTATTGTGTGATTGCTGGTTAAATTACTGGCCGTAACGCTTGGCGTTGGCGGCGTTGATTGCTTCCGGGGTCATCGGGCCTTTGCCGTCAGCAGTACCGGCTCGCAGCGTGGCGAAATCGGCAGCTTTTGGCGGGGCCAACTGGACGGACCGGGTGGCTCTCATCACTTCGGCCGCTGCAGTGAACAGCACCGATTCATCCTTGATGGAGTCGAAAGTTTTCAGCACGGCAGCGCCATCAGTGGTTTTGCCGAACTGGTCGAGTGCATCCTTAACGAGAGTGGCGCTGTTGGCAATGCCGGGCACCAAAATCTCGGCGAGACTGATGGTGGCAGCATCGGTGCACATAACGACGCCGTTCTCGTCAGTGGTCTTAGGCGCAGGCGGGGCTGCGTCTTCCACATCGGTGGACTGCATTTCCATGAGCTTGGCAATGGCAGCTTCGATTGCGTCGATGCGGGCAGCCATCGGATCCTTTGGCGCTTCTTCTTGGGGCGGCGCTGCTGGAGGAGCGTCGTCTTTGGTGGCGCCAGCATCGGTCAGCTTGGTCAGCAAGTCTTCGATTTTTGCCATACGGGCATCCATCGAAGTAGCTTCATCGCCCTCGTTGGTTTTTGGTTCTTCGGGCATCGCCTCATCGATAGCGCGCCCGAGCAGTTTCATGAGCTTGTCTTTAGCCGACATGATAGTACCCTTTGGTTTAAATTCGGGCGCAGAGTCCCGTACAGCTACTTCGGAACCATTACGACCTTTCCGAACTAGCGCCACGTGGTTGCCCACGATTCCTGTTTGAATCCCGTATCCGGGTTTCGTTTGTTCATAGGCTGCGTCATACCCCAAGGAGACTTCACGCAGACCTGCCTTAACCATGTCAATTGCCTGCTGCCCTTTAATGAGCAGGTCCGCAATCAGCTTATCAGCATCTTCGCCAGTACCCCGGCGAACGTTTTGCATGTGGCCAACCGATACCTGCATCCAGTTCAGCGGGCTGACGAAATCCTGCGGGTGGCCGATAGTGATCGACTTACCCTCGAAACTGGCCATGGTGGACGGGGCGAACAGTGCGTCACCGTCACGCATCACATTGACGCGGCCATCAACCGGCTCGATGACTTCTTTGCCATCCTCGGTCAGCAACTCGCCTTCTGCATAAAGCAGTTCGCCAGTACGGGCGATCGGTACGCCGATGCAAAGGAGAAACCCCTCTGGCGTCGTAACGATGTTCTCACTGATGCGCGCCGTGGCGTAAAAGTGGGCGTCTTTGGTGATTGTCATGTCAGCCCTCGATTATCGGTTCTGCGTAGCAGCGGCAGTTGTAAATTTGGCCTGCGTGAGTGACGGTGCCATCGCTCAGCTCAGGAGGATCATCCCAAGCAACAATCACACCTTCCATTTCCGCGTGCGATTCCCGGACTGCTTCATCCTCCGCAGTCCGCCATATGTAGTGCGTTGACCCAACTTCTGCAGACCGGGCCTGTGTAATGGTGCTATTCGCTTTCGCGACCTCGGTCCTTGCTATCAGGGTGGCGCGACTGGCAGCTACCTCCCCACTGCGTGCAATTTCTGCAGCTACCGTATCGGCCCTGCGGCCACCAGTCGCAGCCTGAAAAGCCAACTCCTGAGCACGTGTCGCGGCCTCTAGCGGCAACGACTGAATCAGGATGACTTGTTCTTGTTGGAGCAGGCGACCTAATGCCACATTGTTGTCGTCGCGCAACTCCCTGCCGATCTTTTGCGATTCTGCCTTCCAATGGCGATAGTTGGTCTTGGACACTGCCAACAACATCTTGGCGGCCACGTTAGCGGCCCACGGTGCCAAAGTCTCAGCGTATGCCTTCATGGCATTATCAAAGCCGGGCATCAAAGTAGCGCCGACTTGGTACAGCTTGACCAGATGTCCTACCTGCTTAGCCACCGAGCGCAATTGACGGTTATATTCAGCCTCGGCTGATTTTGGCGTCTTGAACTTCGGCTGCTTAGCATCAAACGTCTTCATTGCCCTTTGACCCACGCCATGATGCGTTGGCTCAAACTTGGGGCGGCATCAACAACAGGCTCGCCAGTCGGGTCGTCCGGGTTTAGTGTCGCAGGCGGCACCACAGCGGCGGGTGCCATCGGCGCAGCTTCAAGATCTGCCGCCTCAATGTCCTCATCGCTGATGTTGCCGAATACGCCAGTGTCCTCGGACATTTGACGCAATTCTTTCATCGCCACGGACTGGGACACCAAACCAGCGTCATACGCAGTGACCACAGTTTCAGTGATGGTCTTGGCGTTGTTCGCGTTTTCAGTGTCTGAGGTCTGCCACAGTGGGGCGAACTTCATTTTCAGTGTAGGCGGTACATCCTCACCAAACAAGGACCGGTACGTTACTGCGATCAGGGTCTGAACACCCGTGCGCAGGTTCGATTCCTGTTTGGTGTTGATGCCATCGTAGTACGTACGCAGATCGCTCTCGCCAGTAGCGTTAAGGCCGGCTGGGGACATACCAAAGAGGCGAACCAACGGAATCTGTGTGGCGCCTGCCAGCTGCTGGCCAAACTGCAGCATCATGTCGGCCAGCCCGGCAAAAGTGTAAGTGCCGGTTTCCCATACGTCTTCTTTGTCGAGCAGGGTGATGCCTTCGTTCGTTTGCATTTGGCGAACGTAGGTGAACATCTTGATCAAGTTTTCTTCGGCCGGGCCGCCTGCGGACAGGATATCACGCAGGCCATCGATGCCGATACGACGCAAATGCGCCTTGTCGATAAGGTTGGCCGCGCCCATGGTCGCAGTGTCAAACGAAATAAGACGGTCCTCCAAACGCTCAAGGACCGATTCCCCCCAGTATTCCTCAGTCATCGCCTGATATGGCGGCAACTTGATGCCTACCTGACGGATGATGCGGCTGTAATGGATCGACTGGCCGTATGCGTAGGTTTGGCTCGTGCCGTCATAGCTGCTGACCACACGGTAGTATTCTGGCAGGCCGATGCAAGGGCCTGATGTCACCATACGCTGCAGGTCAGGCTGGATCATCCAACGGTCATAAACGGTGAGGCCCAAGAACTGGCCTTGGCCGATTGTCTCGATGCGCAGTGGGGAGGTCAGATCCTGACCGTCGATTTGCATGATGGCAACAGCACCGCCATACAACCGCGCCCACTTGATAGTATCAAGGAGGGCATCCCAGATCTGCAGGTTGTTGAACGCTTCCTGAATCTCTTCAATGCGGCCCGGATCGACATCACCGGAAAGGTCCATGCCAGCACGGGTCATATCTTCCGCGACGCTGTCCACCATAGAACCGGTGATCCAGTTCTGGCGGTACATGGCCTCAAGTTTGATGCGGTTGCGGGACAGCATATTCGTCAGGGTGTAATTGCCTGCCGAAATAGAGTTCTGGCCGAGGCCGATACCCGAACGCTGCACGAGGTTGCTAAACCCGTCGCTAGTCCCGGCGTTCGCCTTGGTTTTGATTTCTTCGACCTTCGCAAGCCAACTCATGTCATGTTCTCCCACAGGTTGGCTATTTGGCGACCGCCAAGCATGTCCATGATTGCGTCACACATCGGGTCGATTTGGTCATCATAAGCGTGGGTGTCATCCGAAGTGAAGGATTCACACTCCGACACGAAATCAGACACCCACGGCAGACCTAGTTCAGGATCCGGGATGAACACGAATCCTGCCTCGATGTACGGCGAGGCATCGCCTACGCGTGTTACTTTGTCGATGTTCCGCTGCTGAGCGAAAATCGGAATAGGGCTTGCCTTGTCACGCTTCAACGACTGAATAAGGTCGGTGCCGCTGGCCTTATCTTCCACGCGCATTTGGCGCAGGTGGCCATGGGTCTCGGAGGGCACGCCGCGATGCTTGTTCCAGAAATCCTTCGCGTTCTTGCGCAGATCCGGTGATTCCCACTTGTCACGTTTCAAGTCCAGCAGGTAGATGTTGCCATCCTCGCCGTGTCCCCAAACCTCGAATACGCTGTAGTCGTGGCGTTCTTTCGTTTTCTGCGCCGTGTCCACATAGATCTTGCGGTATTTCTGGCGCGGCAGCACTTTATAGCGACCGAACCAAGCGCCTTTGATGAGGCCGCCGCCAAGTGGGCTAGGCTTCTGATCGTATTGGCCGGAAAAGGTGTAGGGCGATTTGGCCTTCATCTTTTTCAGGGTTTCGAGGTCGTGCTTGGCTGGCCACAGTGCGCGTTCTTTAGGGCCGCCCTCATCAACGATGGCGGACATCTTGCGGTGGAACCATTTGACCGAGGTGTCTTTCAGCAGCTCGGTTGTGAAATCTTCTTCGTGCAACCTTTGCATAACCAGAACAACCGGCGTTTTCGGGCTGTTGCGGCGAGATTTAATCGTTTCATCCCAGCGCTTGTTAGAAGCGGCGAGCATGGTCGGGTGGCGTGCATCATCAGGCTTGAGCGGGTCATCAATGAGAATGGCGCCGGAGAACTTAAACTCGCCAGTATCCTCATTCCACTCATCCATGCGGCCAGCGCCAAACCCTGTGATAGGACCGCCAGCAGGTGTGGCCAAGAACATACCATTGGCCGAGGTAGCCCATGCGCCTTTGGCGTCCTTGTTATCCTTGGTTTTGATGTGCGGCCACAACTGGATGAACTCGGCCGACTTGATAACAGTGCGAATGGCATCGGAGTTTTCCAATACCAAAGGCTGTGCATACGACAGGTGGATGAACTCGCATTTCGGATTCTTGACATAGCACCAAACCGTGAACAGGATGACGACCACTTCGGTTTTGGAATAGCGCGGCGGAATATTCAGGATGTAGCCCTGATGGGTGCCGTTGTACACGTCCATCAGGTCTTGGCAGATTACATGGTGGTGGTCGTTGAAAACGAACTTAACGCCTTTGCGGTGCTTGAAGAAATAGCGGACGAAGAACTCAAAGTCCTCCTCGCAACGCTCACGGATGCGGGCAATCATCTGCTCGTCGCTAATATGCTGAACAATCGAAAGCCGAGGTCTGGAAACAGCCTCGGCTAACGGGTTCAGGTTCATATTAGAAGCGTTCATCTAGTGCCTTATCCAAAATCATCCGTTGTTCTTCGGTCAGCTGGGTCTGCACGTTAAGGATGATGCTAGGATCGTCCTTATAGTGGCCGCTGATTTTGGCCATATCTCTCAGCAGGGCGACAGCCTCGGAGGAGTGGAAAACCTTCCTCAACATCGCGGTGCCTTCCCGGTCTATCATCGGGACTTCTTCCTCGCCCATCAGTTTCGACAGCAAGGTCAGATAGGTGACCTCAATGAAACTGGCGTCGATCAGCGAGTAATGCTCTTTCTGCTGATTCAGGTAGTTGATGAAGCACGCCACCAAAGGATCGCGCAGAGTACGTGCCGCTTGAGACTTGTGGATCCCGGCAGTTTCTGCTGCCTCAAGATAGGTGGCGCCTTTTGTAAATTCGAGGCCGAAAACCCGCTGAGCTTGAGTGAGGGACAGAAAGCCGTTTTCGCGGTTATCGACTAAGAACTGCTTTAAGTCGGACGGCGTCAGATCTGACGGCTTCGTGTCGTTGCTCATAGTGGAATCTCTGTGCTCTGGCGTTTAAAATCGCCTCTCTTAGATAGAGGGTGTTTGGATCAAGAGCAGCCCGGACCGTCAGCCGTGGAAGTGGCCGATCATAAAAGGGGTCATAGCCATCTTCGCCGTAGGGGATCCGGAATGGGTCACAATCGTCGAACAGGCGCGGGTCATATTTATATTTTCTCATGGTCCAAATCTCCCGGCGTTTTCCGGGTCATCGTAGGTCGAAGTTTACCACGCCCGAAACCGCGCGTCAAGATTTTGACAATGGGTGGGGTGTTTGCGTCAAGCCTTTGACGCATGTCGGAGGTCAGCTTTTGTGGAGCGCACGCGCCCGTGAGATTGCACATCTTGCCCGACGAGCGGTAATTTTCAAAACAACCCCCCTTTGGTATAATAACTACATCGGGGCTTTCGCCGCCCCACTCTACCGAGGAATTCATCATGGCACTGCGCATCGACACCTTCAACAAAAAACTGGCCGCCCTGAACGTGCAATTGGTTCGTGGCGAAGATGAAGGCCAAACCTACTTCTATGTGATCGACACCAACACCGAAGACCAGTTGGGTGAAATGATCGAAGTGGCCAAAATCAACGACCTGACCGAAGCGCAGTGGATGGAAGAAATCGAAGAATGCATCGCCCAGCGCGAAGTAGAGGACGAGGATGAAGAATCCGAGGAAGACGAAAACACCATGGCGGGCACCCTGAACAAATATCGCCCAACCTATGTCAAAACCGTCAACTGGTCCGGCTCGGCCTCGGTCGACAATGGTGATGAAGTGGCTGAAATGCTGCGCGGCCTGAACCCAGATGAAACCTGCGCCATTGCAGACCATCTGTTCGGTGAAATCCCCGGCACCCACTTCGCCAAATACCAATACCTGAACCGTGGCCAACGCCGGATGAACGCAGGCAACCGCATCCGGGCCTTGATCAAACGCGGCGAGAAAACCGCTGCCGACCTCCAAGCAGCAATCAAAGGCGACGACCTCACCAACGACGATATTGCAAGCAATGAAATCGACGCCTACCTGTCGGAAGAATAAACCCAAATCCGGGGCCGAAAGGCCCCTAGGAGTTTCACGTGGAACACAAACCTGAAATTACGCAAGTTGGCTTGATAAGCATGAAAGTGTGCGTGCCGCAAGAGTGGTCGGACCGCCTGATCGAAAAATGGGCCAACGAGCAAAGCCCCACCGGCATATCGTCCGAGTGGCGTATTGACCGTAATCAAACCCACGTCCGCTGCAAGTGCGATGAGCGCGAAGGCTGCGAACACCTTATCCTGAATTGCTGAGGTTTCACATGGAACATCATCTTAAATGCCCCGGCACTACGACCTACACTGTCATCGACCTGCTCAATGGCGAACAAAGCCGACAATGCGACAATTGCGGGGCGTATGTCGTCGAGCCAGTGCCCGTCGAACGCGAATGTGAAGTGACAGCGGCCAAGATCGAACAGGACATATGCAACGGCGGACGACCATAGGGCACGGTGCCCGTGGAACGTACCTCCCCGCCCGTGGAACGTTCGACCCCCCACCGACGCCCGGACCTCGCCGGGCGTCGTCGTCTCTGGCCTCCGGGAAGCTCGTCGGGCAAGGATTGACGGCCCCAAGAAGGCGTGGTCTAATGGTGGCAACGACCCCCGCACCTAAGAGGATTTAGCATGAAAGACAATGGCGTACACTGCGAAAATGGCAACGACTGGGAGTTTTGGTTTGGCGGCAAGCTGATTTCGACCCACCCCAGCCGGCGCGAGGCGAATTTGGCCCTCTCGGTTTTCGACTCGACCCCCAAACCCGCTGCCCAAGATCGGCCGGTTTCTAGCCGAATTGAGTTTAATCCCGTCTCCGGCAAGTGGAATTTGTACCTTGACGGATTTTACAGGGCCGGGTTTGGCACTGAGGCGGCAGCCAAAGTCAAGCTGCAAAAGCTGCTCGGCACGTACCGGGAGCCAGAAGTTAGCAGGGAGGATGGCGTACGGCAAAGCCCCCGCACTAAAAGATGGCACGTGTGGTACAAAGGGACCTTCTACGGGGTTTATGAGTTCGAACTGTCCGCACGCCAGAAATACAGCCGCATCCGGAACAACTAACCTCCTCACCATGGACCGGCGTGGACCGGCCAGATGGCGGAGATAGGATATCGGCCTGACCCCCGGACGACGGGCACTGGCCGGGTGTCTCGGGTGTCCTGACCTTCCGGCGAATAGCCGGGGAGACGGAACCTCCCCCTCCTTCCCCTTGCGGGGTACCAAGACGTCTCTCCCGGCCTACGGCAAGGGGAGGAGGGGGGAGGGTCTCTCTCCTTCTTATTCTTTTCTAGTTGGACGATTCTCGATACCCGGCCCACCCCCGGTCCTCCGGGGTCTCTCCGAGGTTCTATGTCGACGGCAGACCCGGTCCAGACCCGGTCCATTCCCAATAATTTCCCCCATTCCAGACCCCATTCCAGACCCCAAATCCGACCTCCTCCGGCATATTAAATCCGCCCAATAGCTTCCTTGCGTCCTGCCTGCGCCCCACAATAACTTCCCCCAGTGCCGCCCGGTCCACCCTCCGCGATCCGATGGACGGTAGTATTCAGCCGGGGTCCTCCATGATACAATGAAGCTTCCTACACCAACGCTTCTTAGGAGAGTGACCAATGGCCACTGACACATACCAAGCCGCTTTCAAGGCTTTCGCCGCCCACAACACCCTTTCGAACGCCCCCTACACCTACGGCATCGCTGACATCGAGCATGCCTTCTACATGGGCATGGCCAGCGGTGTGAATGAAGGCTTGACCCAAGCCGCCTACACGATCACCAGCCTGTCGCAAAACAACGAAAAGCTGCTTAAGCGCATCGCCGACTTGGAGTCTTTCGGCCTGCAGGGCGAGTCAGATGTCGTTAAGACCCTCCTCCTGCGCATCAGCAAACTCGAAGCTAAAGTCGGAGGCCAGTGATGGGCAATTTCACCCCGTGGAACCAACACCCCCGCTCCTGCGTTTTGGAAGTCGGCCGGGACTACGATCAGACTTTGGAGGGCGACCGGCACAAAGCCTCAATGGCCGCGATCCTCGCCAATGTTTGGATTTTCAACGCCCGCGCCAAAGCTCGCAAGAATGTGCCCATGGGCGTGTTCGTTGATGAAGGCATCGAGGTCATCAAGAAATCGCTTGAGGGCGGCCCCGGCATACAGGATTTCAAGAAAGCTGCCCCAATGTTTGGTGTAGTCGGCACCTGCATCATTTGCGAGCAAAAAGGCCGGGGCAGTCTGGTTCAATTCGTCGACAAAATCCGGCACATCGAGACTGAGCCAGTTTTTTACTGCGCGCAATGTTTCACGAAGAAGATGATCCAGTGAACGCCCGGATGCTGTTCTGGCTTGTACTTGGGGCTGTCATCTGGCACTCCCTAATCTCAATCGCTGTCTGCGTATCAACTAGTGTGGAGAATCGTTATGAACCTGCAAGCTCTGCAATACCGCAAAACGTCGCACCTCCTTCATTTCATCCTGTTCCTGTTGACAGCAGGTTTCTGGATCGTACCTTGGATCTGTTTTGTGCTGTATAACCGCAGCTACAACCAACGGATCGATCTGGCCGTCATGGCCAACGATTCCCGCACCAAATCGACTCAACCGTAATGGCCGGGCACCGGCTCAAAGCCATTGGCATGCGCGGTCCGTCGTGCTGCCTCGTATGCGGCGGGTTTATAGGAGTTGACATGCCTGCCGATTGCCCTAACCGCCTCATGACTCCGATGGAGTCGACCAACATCTACGAGGGCAAGCTTAATTTCATCAATGGCCAGTTCATGTGGGCGCCGAATGTAGTTGAAGTGGCTGCCCATCCTGAGCAAGTTTCGGTTTCATGGCCTATTTTGAACTAGGAGGCAACATGGCGAAGAAAGCAGAGTTAAAAGCAGAAATCATACGCCTCCAAAGCAACATCGAAGTCTTGGAGGCTATGCGCCCGCATTGGGCTAAAGGCTATTCATCTGACAGCATGGCTGCTCAGGCCCAAACCTGCGCCTTGTCCCAAGTGTGGACGGCTTTGGGTGTGGACAATCAAACCGATTGCATGGAGAAGCTCAGGAGGCTGCTATGACTCCATTTGAAGAAGGTTACGCCGCTTACCTGCGCCGCGACCTGCGCCAGATGAACAAGTTTGATAAAGAAAAGTCGCCGCGTTCGCATGTACGTTGGGATGCGGGTTGGGTTCGGGCGTACAACGACCACGTGCCAAAATGAAACCGCGCTGGACGTATGAAATCGTTCCGTGTCGCAGGCGAACCAAAAGGTCCGGCGTCTGCCAATTTTATGCGGTCGTGCGCAATGACGGCAAAGAAATGACCGCCGTGCGCTGCCCGTACCAATCAATCGACATCAAGAAACGTTTTGAACGTTGGGCTATGCAGCCTTGGAGGTAGAATGGCAAAAATGGATACGAACGTGACACGCCTAGTTAACGGCGTGCCCATGCGGTTCCAACAAACTCTGAACACGGGCACCCGCTTTAACCAGCCCGTGTTCTGGGTCACGTGGCTTTCGGGCCGCGACACACTCGATCATTTCGTTGACATCGGTTTCGGCGTCTCGCCTTTTGATGCCTACATCGACTTTTGCGGTAAAATTGGAGCGTACTGATATGAAACAATTACGGTTTGTATGTGACAAAACTCCCGGCCCTACTGGCTGCACATTCATTGAATGCGAAGACGAAACCGGCGCCTCGGTTTGTGCCGGTGAATGGCAGTTGCGCCCGGATGGCCTCGTCCAATTGGTCGTTGAACTGCCCGGCGACGAGCAGCAACGGGTCGACCTCGGCACCACTGCCCGCTCCAGCTATGACGGCTTGATGGATCGCGTGAAACCTGTCCTCGATGAGCTTGATGAATTGCTCAAGGTCATCGGCAACACCAACGGCCCACGTGTTGTGGCCATGCGAGCAGCCCTTGCCGAGTTCCGGGAGCCGAAATGAACCCCAAATTTAAAGGATACGCCCCGTTCCATGCTGATGGGCGCTTGACTTTGGGGGCTGATGATATTGGCCTGTTCGGCCCGGCACTTTATGGTAGTAAGCCGCTGGACGTGCGAGTCTATCAAGCTCGCCGTTTAATTGACGAGTTGCGGCGTTTTGGCTGCACTCATCATTCGGCACTGGGTAGCATGCTGTGGGTGGCATTGGCTTGGATGTCAGCCAATCAGCGTCAGTTCCAGCTCGAAATCCACAAAGAAATGCGCAACGGCAAGGACGCTATTATTGGCTACACTGTTTGGCTTGATCGCAAGCCTTTGGGGGTCGTATGAGCCTGTTTATGGCCAACCTCCGCATGCGCCGGGTGGAGAGGATCGAGAAGGATCCTAACCGCTTTGACCCCGGCCGGCGCTCCAACATTTACATCGGCTCGCGCCGTTGGGTGCTCCTCGACACCCAAGTGTTCACCACCTATGAGGACGCATTGGCGGCGCTGCTGGCTGATATGAAGGCCATTTGGTCCAGCCGGGACGCCAAACAAACCAAACTGCTGGATGCTATCAATGCAGCCAAGGCTAAGCATGAGTCCTTGCTGCATGAGGAGCTGATATGCTGTTCATAGGAGGCCCTTGGGCCGGAAAAGTCTATGCAGTCGAACCCCGCATGCGGAGTTTTGCAGTGTGCGAGCCTAGTGAGGGTTCGATGTCGCACAGTGAGTTCGGTTTCCTCCCGCCAGAACCTGAAAATGTCGGGTACCACATTTATGAGCGAACCACTATGATCGGTGGCGGCGGTCCGGTGGAGGTTATGGTTTCACGTGAAACAAAGTGCGTGATCCAAGAACTGATGGAAGGGTATGCGAGGAACAAAGCATGAGCCTTTTAGCTGCAACAATGCAATCTCTCCGGTTCAATGAACGCCAGAACAAGATGATTTTGGAGCATAAACTCTCCAATGAAGTCTTGGCCCAACGTTTCATGACAACCGCCCGCGCCATCCAGCGCCAACGTAAATTGCTGAAAGAACTGTTAGAGGCCGAGAATGGACCAAATTAACGAGCTGTACCGCCAACGTAACAACCTCGCCATCGCCTTCTGCAAAGCGGCCTTGGCTGCAGGGTGGAAGGCTGGCCGGGGCATCGACACTTCCAAGCCTGATGGCGATCCATGGGCGAACGTGGTCTACGTAGTGCTGCCCGGCGACACCCAAGTGTCGTGGCACATCGCCCCCTCCGAGGTCCACTTGCTCGATGGCATCCCGGAGTTTGAAGGCAACTGGGATGGGTCGTTCACGGCCCGCGACAAAAACTGGCCCGACAAAATTCCAACCGAAGTGATGTTCCCTGAACCGAAATTCGTTGCTGTATACTCACTCGGAAGCGGTCTTGTTGTGCAAGGCCCTGATGAGTCTAAAGAAGACTTTAACGAGAGACTCCAAGCCGCAATCCGGGGCGGCGTCAAGTCCAACGAATCCTCGGCAGACCCGTGCACCAACTGTCTGCGCCCGAAATCCGAGCATAACGGCAAGCACTGCCCTTCGCCGTTCACGACAGTATGGCATGCATGGGATTATCCGTTCGCGGCGGGCGACGAGCGGTAGTATGCACGCCATTGCATGTATGGTATAATACAGGTTCTGGTTCCGTCAATAACGAAGGGGAAACAAAATGAGCTACAAAGACCAACGCGCAGCCTTGGGCATCGCCCCCGCAGGCTCGCTGGCTGACCCGCACTCCACCCAAGATGGTAGCAAGTGGTATCACGGCGTGGACGGCGCGGGCATCGCCAAGCTGACCAAAATCAGCGCAGGCATCAATGAAATCGTTGAGGCCACCGCCAAAGACGTGGCCAAGGCCCAAATCAAAGTCGGCCGCCTGCTGAATGAAGCACGTGCCCTGATCCCCGGCGACTTGCAGTTTGGCAAATGGCGCGAAGCCAACACCCAAATCAACAACAAGTCCACCGCCAACAAACTGATGAACCTCGCCACCATGGTCGGTGAAGGCCGCATCACGCAGGAAATGGTCGATGCCCTGCCGGTCAGCACCCTGAAAGAGCTGATTTCGGCCCCGGACAGCGTCCTGATCCACATCCGCGACAAACTGGCCGAGAATGAGCCAATCACCCGCACCACAGTGCGTGACGCCATCAAGGAAACCCGCGACCCTACCCCCACGACCGTTGAAGGTGAGTACGAAACCATCAACTGCGACGCAATGGCCCCGGATGCCGGCGCGGACACTGCCCCGCCGAAACCAGCCCCAACCATCAAACCGCCAACTGCCCCGGCTCAGCCCGCAGGCCCGAACGTCCGCGTGGTGATCGGCCAGATCATGATGATGGACTGCGTAGAGCGCCTCAAGAAGCTCGACCCCACCAAAACCGAACCGTGGAAGGGCATCAAGCCAGTCGAGTGGGCATGGTTGGTTTTCGGCCTCGACATCGATCCGGCCGAACTGCCAAACCGCCAATCCCTCCTGTTCATCGAGCGCGGCATGGACAATGAGGTCACCGGGCAGGCCGATGAAGAACGCCTGCTGAAAACCATCACCCGCGCCTACGACATCATCAAGAAGGAGTACTGAAATGGGCTTCGAGGCGTGTACAAACCCCAAATGTGGGTGGTGGGGGCATTGGACACTGCGAGTAGTTGATAAATGCCCAAAATGCGGTTGCCCATGCGAAAGCTTGGATTAGCGGGGCGCGAGCCTACGACATCATCAAGAAGGAGTACTGAAATGACACGGCAAGATCTTCAAGATATGTTCGAACGGATCTATGCCGACTTGCACGCCATGCTGCCTGAGGTGGTGCGTCAGCACCGCTTCACCTCACACACAGGCTATAACAAGCCGGAAATTTCAACCGCCTATCGCCTGTTCTTGGCGACCTGTGATGCTCTCGGCATCAAAGAGGACAATCAAAATGGCTAATGTTTCGCTCGTGGTGTATGGTCCGCGAGGGTGCGGCAAAACTTCGCAGGCCGCCATCCTCATGGAACGGCACGGCCTCGATAATGTCATTGAGTTGGATGAATTAAAGGAAATGCCGGTCAATTTGAAACACGGCTATCTGTTCCTGACCAACAACCAAGATATGGCGTATTCCCTCGCCCGGCGCTTTGCTTTGCGGCTGGCCGAATACGAATACGCCATCAAAACCAGAACTGCTTAACCTGAGCGGGCGCCTAAGTGGCGCCTCTCCTCGTCGCCGGGAGAAATAAATGAACCAGATTTCACGTACTATAGAATTGCCGCTGTCTCGCCAATACGTCCGCCAATGGGGCGTGGCCGAGGCAGTGCGAGAACTGTTGCAAAATGCCATCGACAGCGACTCGCCCTTGGAGTATTCCTTCATGGGTGATACTTTGACAATCGCCAGTCGCGATGTTACTCTGGATGCCCGGACCCTGATTCTGGGCAACACCTCCAAGGCCGACGATGATTCAGCAATCGGCAGTTTCGGTGAGGGCTACAAGCTGGCCCTTTTGGTGTTGGCCCGCGAAGAATACAAGGTGAAAGTACGCAACGGGTACGTTGATTGGTACCCGGAATTTCGCCACAGTGACACATACGGCGATGAGGTGCTATGCATCGATGAATGCCCCGCCGAGGTCGCGAATTTTGGCCTTGAATTTGTGGTGTCCGGCCTCAGTCACACGGATACTACAGCCATCTACGATAGCTGCCTGCTGATGCAACCCCTGATGGAAGATGCCATCAAGACGCCAAAAGGCGACATTCTGCCGAGTCGCCCCGGAAAGTTGTACGTGGGTGGCCTGTACGTGTGTGACACCGACCTCGCCTACGGGTACAACGTGATGCCTGAATTCATCACCCTAGAGCGGGACCGGCAGACAGTGTCGGATTGGGACATCAAGAACCAAACCAAGGAAATGTGGTTCAGCACACAGCGTTGGGATGAAATCGCCGAAAAAATGGACAGCGGGTTAGCAGATCTGCAGTACGCCGAGTATGGCTGCCCTGAGCTGGTAAAAGAGGCGTGCTACAGACGCTTCACCGAGAAGAACCCCGGCGCGATCATAGTCAATAGCCAAAAAGAAATGGAAGCTATGGTGGCCAAGGGCATGACGCACACGGTGTACGCTGGCAGTAGCGGCTATTACCACGCCGTCAGCACTTCGGCTAATTACAAAACCCAAGTTGGGCACACTATCAGGGTGGCCACTCCTAAGGAGTTCCTTGAGCAGTGGGCCGAGCAGAATCAGCGCATCATGAGCCACCCACTGCGTATAGCCTTCAAATCCGTCATCGCCAAATCAGCTAAGTGGAAGGAGACGTGATGGACTCGACCGAGGCTTTTATTCGCGACTGCGCCAAGAAGCAGTGGTCTAAAAAGGCCACGTATGACACCTTGGGCGTAACTGCCGCCAAATTCGCTGATATGTGCGAGCTTATCCCCGGTTTGGTGTGGCCGCCGCAAAATGCCTCGATCCATCGTCAACAATACTACGAGCGCCGTAAAGGAACTTTGACCGGGGCTGGCCGTGTCGCATTGTTGGCGGCCAGTGAGAAAGCCCGCATAAAACGCCTGCTGTGGGTCGAAATCTGCGGCATGTGTATGCCGGCCCGTGACGTATATGAAACTTACAAGGATTTCATCCAGATATCCTACAGTTCCGTCCGGCGCCGGCTACATAAAGGAATGAGCGTGTACGACTCATTCTTCGGCAACCCCCAATCCACCATTGGCCATCACAAAAGCCATTGGCACACCACATCTTTCAAGGTAGACAGACATGAACAAATGCGAGCTGCATCCGCACTGCTACAAGAGCGAACTGACCCCGTGTCCTGCCTGTGTGTCGCAGGCGGCACTGGACAAAGTGAAAAATGAGTCGTTCTGCGACAGGGCTTTGCGCCTGCTGCCGCCATGTGCGGACACCGCACGAGGAGCGTGGGCCGAAATCGCTAAACAACTCCGTGCTGACTACGGCGACCGCGTAGGTTTCCAAATCTGGATGGCGTGGTGTGAGTCGGACGATGCCCGCTTCAATGATAACGTGGCGCAGGCGGCATGGACCAAAACCGCCCGGCCGGTCATCACGGTAGCGCCCCGCAAAATGACGATGGCCGAGGAGCGCCTGACCCGCCTGCTGTCGATACGTGTCGATAAGCAGGCCGAACTCCAAGAAAAACTCTATTGGTCGTATTGGTGGCGCAATGCCTACGCCGTTGTGGCTATCGCCGGTTGGTTCTGCCTGATCATCTATTCCGCTTTCGGAGGCCCTGAGGTATGAACATACCAGACCTGCAACACCAAATCGAAGTCCGGCGAGGCTGGATTAAGTCCCTACAGGAGGCCCTGCCATACGCGGAGGGCCAAGCCTACCGGAATGACAAACGCGCCATTGCAGGCTACAATCAAGAAATCATCGACCTGCAGCGCAAAATTCGTGACTTGGGAGGTGGCGATGTATCGAATCCTGTATAAGTGCCCGGACTGCCGCAAGCGACCTAAAATCGCACACAACGCTGTACTGTTGAATTGGTCTGTTTGGTGCTGCTCAACAGTAGTCACCAACGCAGGCAAACGGGTGGCATTGGCGAACTGGAACGAAATGGCCGCTGCCAAGTTTGCCCGACGAGCGGTAATTCCCACGAAATGATGGCCGTGGTACAATGAAGATCTTGGAAGCACGATTCCAGTAATTTTCCTGCCCCCCGCCCTGAGGTAATACCTATGAAACGCATCTTGCTCGGTCTGTCCGTAATTTCCGCTATGTCTCACTGCCTGATGTCCGAGGCCGGTGAAGGTGGCGAAGGTGCTGCCGGTGTCGACGCCCCGAAAGGCGCAGCCATCCGCCCTGACCTGACCAACTACCAAACCGCCAAATCGGCATCCGGTTCCAGCACCAAAATCTGCGGCGATGCCGTGTCGCTCGCCCTCGCCGGTGCCACCCTCGACGAAACCTATGCGTTCGTGGCGGATGTGGTCGGCATCACCGAAGACGTCCTGCGCGGCAAGTACAGCGCCAGCAACGTCGGCCAGCAACGCATGTTCCTCGGCAACCTGATTCGCGGCGGCATGGCCTCGAAAGAAGCCGAAAAAGCGGCCCGCATTGAATCGGCTTTCAGCGAGAAAGTTACCGATTTCCGCGTAGCGCTGGATGCCCGCCAAGTCGAAGCTGCCAAACTGGCCGACGCTGAAAAGCAACGCAAAGCCGATGAAAAGGCCAAGGTCCAAGCTGGCCTGAAAGCTGAACGCGAGAAGAAAGCTGCCGATGCCAAGGCCGAGCGCGAGAAGAAAGCGGCCGACGCTAAAGCAGCCAAACCAGCCCCAGCACCGAAGGCCCCTAAAGAGCCTGCACAGCCAAAATAACGGCGCACCAACAGCCGTGAATGAGCGGGTCACCCCTTCGCCTGCTCAATTTCGGTGACATCTGACGGCGAACACCGAGAGGTGGTTTGATGTCACCCCTTTGAGGCCGACCCCGTAGAGTGGGTCGGCCTCATCCTTATTCGGAGTATGATAAATATGGCCGACAAGAAGATGGCGACCGCTGTCAAAGATTACTATGTGGTCATTGCCAGTGACCACCCCGGATTCCGGGTGGCTAAAGATATAGCCAAATACGGCCGCATCTGCAAGCGCCTGTCCTCCTGCACCTGCAATCGCCCCGAGCAGGCCGATGATCGCGAAAAGTGCTTCGATTGGGTGAAGGTATGACCTCATACGAAAACGTCCTGATGCAGGTGCCATGGGTCGGCAAGCCCGGCAAGCACCAAGAACGCGGGATTGCCAAGGCTTTGGAGCTGAATGAATTCGCCTTCTTTTGGGAACCGGGCGCTGGCAAGACCTACGCCACAATTCACGTTGCCAAGACACGTTTCACGTGGAACGAAATCGACCTCGTGGTCATCATCTGCCCGAACTCGATCAAGCAAGTTTGGGATCGCGAAGTAAAGCTGTGGGCATCGGATATTCCGACTCACGTCCAGACCCTGAGCCAAGGCGTTAGCCCTACCAGACCCCGCGTCACCGTCCGCACTCTTGAATTTTTGGTGCTGGCCGTCGAGTCCCTATCACAAGGCAAGACCTATGAGAAGGTACTGGCCTATATGCAAGGCCGCAAGGCCATGGTGGTCGAAGATGAATCAAGCCGCATTAAAAACCCGTCCTCCATTCGAACCAAGAAAGCTACCAACCTCGCTTGGACTGGTCAATACCGCCTTATTCTCACGGGCACCCCTGTCACGCAGGGTCCTCACGACTTGTTTGCGCAATTTCGGTTTCTCAACCCTAATATCATTGGCATTACGAAATGGGCGCAATTCCGAGCTAGATATTGCATTATGGGAGGCTTTGAGAACAAAAAAATTGTCAAGTACCAGAATCTCGATGAGCTTACTGGACGGATCAACAAATACGCAGACCTCGTCGCGCTTAAGGATTGTGCCGATATCCCAGACAAAATCTATCAGGTCATTAATGTTCCTCTTTCCCCTGAGCAACGCAAGGCCATTCGACAGCTGAAAGATGAAGGCATGCTGGTCATGCCGGAACAAGAGGCCGAGCTGTATGTAGAAATGGCCCTTGAGCGCATGACGCGCATCCAGCAAATTGTTGGTGGTAGCCTGCCAATGATCGACCAAGAAAACGGTGGTTACCGCACAGTCACCATGCCGGGCGATAACCCAAAAATGGACGCCATGTTCGAATACATCGAGGATCTACCTCATGGAACCAAATGTCTCGTATGGGCACGTTTCGAGCCTGAACGCGAGCGAATCGTTGAAAGACTACGAGATAAGTATGGCGATTCGAGCGTCGTTAGATTCGATGGGTCGGTTGGGGATCATGATCGCCGGGTGGCCGTCGACCGCATTCAGGATGACCCCACTTGCCAATTTTTTGTGGGAAACCAGACAGTTGCGGGGATTGGTCTCACCCTCACAGCAGCAAAGTACGCCCTCAATTTTTCCAACACGTTTTCTTCCGAAGACCGAGTCCAGATGGAGAACCGCAATCACCGAACAGGACAGACTGACCACTGCATTTACGTTGACTTCGAGGCCATGGTGAAGGAAGATCGTATGATTCGCCGCGCACTGACCCTCAAAAAAGACTTGGCCGAACTCGTCAAGGATTCGCTGGCGCAGAAATCCAAGATGTTCGACTCTAACCCTGATATGGACGGCTACCTATGATCCCTAGATCCGAAGTTAAGCAACCGAACCGCGAATTGGAGTTGTGGATAGACAACAAATTCGTGCAATCGTTCCTGACGTTCCGGGAACTGGTCGAATTCCTAGCGCAGTATTACCCCAAATGTGCGTAGAGGCGCAGGTCTTCATCAACCTCGTGGCCAAGGGCGCATACACAGTGTGCCCGACCAAAGGATGTTGGCTATGGCAGGGCGAGATTAACCGGAACGGCTACGGCACCTTTCTGGTTCGCCCGCGCCCCGGAATCCGCAACCGCAAAATGGCCCACATCGAAATGTACGTCCTATTCAAGGGAGAGTATGACCGCGAGCTGCTGCTCGACCATCTGCCGCACTGCCGCACCCGCAATTGCTGTAACCCGGACCATTTGGAGCCGGTGACAGCCCAAGTAAACACAATGCGCGGCAACGCCGTGCTGTATCGGAGAATAGGCAATGACTACTGATGCAGCCGACGAACGGTAGTTAAATCTCGCTTGACACCGCCGTTTCGTGCATGATATAATACAGATTCTGGTCGCGGCCCCGTGACCTCTCACCCTCAGTCGCCGAGGACACACAATGTCTGAACCCCAAGAATTCGATGATCTAGATGACGCCCCCGAGGCGCCTGATCTTTCGCTCGCGTGGTACAACGAGTACAAAGAGCAGCCTTACCCAAAACTAGCTGCTCGCATGTTGGTGCTTGCGACAGCGGCTAAAGCGGCGGATGACAATAAAATCCGCCTGAGCAAGGAACTCGACGTCATCCGCCTGCGTGTCGTGCCTGAGCGCTTCCTCAAGGATGAAGTGACGTCGATGAACATTGCAGGCATCGGGCGCCTCGGCATTTCCAAAGATGCCTACTGCACCCAACCAAAAGAATGCCAAGAGGATCTGTTCAAGTTCCTCAAGGAAAACGGCTACCCTGACATCGTCAAGGAAACCGTCAACTCGTCTTCCCTCAAATCCATCGTCAAGGATTTGGAGAAGGCCGCATCGGAAGAAACTGTGGAATTTGACCCCTCTGCAGAAGTAGAAGATGACGAAACTCTCTTCGACAAGATCTGCAAGCTCGTCAAGTACACACCTTTCATGCGTGCAAGCGTAACCAAAAAGTAAACGCAACCGAACGGTTAACCTAATCTAGGATCTAAGATAATGGCTAAGAAGAACGAAGTGGCTACGCAGAACGCCGAAACCGAACTCGCCCTGTTTGGCGGCAACGAGCGCCCCGATTACGTGACCGACACCGGTCGCGGCAGTGAGGGTGTAACTTCCGATGATATGTCGCTTCCCCGACTGTCGATCATCCAAGATCTTTCGCCTCAGCGCAAAAAGAACGAGGATGCGTATATCGATGGTGCCGAAGAAGGCATGATCTTCAATACCTCCAGCAATGCGCTTTATGCTGATGGTAACGTCATCGTCATCCCCTGCTTTTTCCGGGGTGAATACGTGGCGTGGAAGGATCGCAAGCAGGGCGGGGGCTTCGGTGTCGCAACCGACACCGAAGAACAGGCCGAGGAGTGGATTCAGGCGCAAGAGAATCCTTCGGCTTGGGATGTGTCCTACACCCACCAACATTTCTGCATCATGGTCCACTCGGACCACACCGAGGCCAAACCTCACTGCGAAGATGTTGTGATTTCCATGTCCCGCTCGCAGCTGAAACCTAGCCGCAAGTGGAACACCATGGTTCAGAATGGTGGCGGCGATCGTTTCGGTCGTGCGTACCGTCTGAGTGTGATTCAGGACACCGGGCCGAAGGGCGACTACTTCAACTGGTCCGTCAAGCAGTTGGGGTTCGTTCCTGAGTCCCTGTTCAAGCGCGCCGAAGCGGTGTATGAAGCAGTGAAGACCGGCAAGCGCGACGTGTCGCGTAAATCCGAGCCGGCTGCCGATTACGTCGATCCAAACGACATGTAACACCCGACGCGCCGGGAGGGCCAACCCCCGGCGCGTTCCCTTTTCCTACTCCTGTCGCCGGAGAGCATCATGGCTGAATATGACAACAGCAATCGCGGGGCATTGTTTGTAAATGACCGCAAAGAAACAGACAAACACCCCGACTATCGCGGCACCGCTGAAGTTGAAGGCGTAGAGTGCTGGGTATCCTGCTGGATCAAGACTTCGAGTGGCGGCAAGAAATACCTGTCCCTCGCCTTCACCCCCAAGGAGGAGCAAGCATCCTCCACACCCCGCCGCACAGCCACCAACAACGACGCAGCCGATTTTTTGGCGCAGAATCAGGCCAAGGCCAACTCCCACAAGCCAAAGCCTAATAACCTGTCCGGCCCATCACGCCCGAATCAGCCTGCGGATTTCGACTCCTTCGATGACGACATTCCATTCTAAGGGGTTGATATGTCAGTCTTCGATTTGCCTGTTGTCGGCGGCGATACCGAGACCACTGGTCTTGTGTACCCGCGTGACAAGGCGTTCTCAGTTTCATTCGCACCCGCACAGGGTGCCTCGCTGTTCATTGACTTTCGCACTGAACAGCACCTTATTCCTCAATTGCAGCGGGACATCGATAACTCCCGCTGCTTGTTCGTGTTCCACAACGCGCAGTTCGATGTTAAAATGCTGGCTGCTGCCGGGATCCGCATGCCATTGGAGCGTGTGGATTGCACTGTGGTGCGGGCCTGCCAAATCAACGAACACGAAGGCACGGTTTTCCCGTGGGGCAACCGCCCCGGCAGCTACCAACTTGAAGACCTCGCCCAAAAGTATCTCGGCGAAGGCAAGGAGGAGCCTTGGGAAGAACTGGCCGCGATATTCGGCGGGCGGCCTACGAAAAACGGCCAAATTGAAAACCTGCAATTCGCGCCGCGTGAATTGGTGCGCCGCTACCAAGACAAAGATGCTCAATTAGCGCTGCGCCTGTGGTTGTGGCAGCAGAAAGAGATTGAACGCCAAGACTTGCACAGCATCATCGCCTTCGAACGCAAAGTGTTCCCTACATTGGCCCGCACCGCAATGCGTGGGATACGCGTCGATGAGTCAGCTGCTGAACAGGCGATCGACAGTCTAGATGTCGTGATTGATGAACAACAGGATCAATTCGAAAAGACTGTTGGGATCAGGGGCATCAATGTCAACAGTGCCCCCCAAGTAAAGGCACTGTTTAAGCCTGTCCAGTTACCATCCGGAATTTGGGTGTCTGAGCTTACCGGCTCCACCCTCGGCACTGCCAAAAGCGGCGGCCCGTCTCTAACAGCTGATGTCCTAACAGGAATGGGTGACCCAATTGCCAATGCAATCGTTGAATTACGCTCTACGATCAAGACCCGAGACACATTTCTTAAAGGGCACATACTTGGGCACATGGTTGGCGATAGGGTGTATCCCACGATTAACCAAAGCAAGGGTGAAGATGGTGGTACGAGTAGTGGGCGACTCTCGTATCAAGATCCGGCGATGCAACAGATACCCAATCGCAACAAAAAGATCGCCGCAATTATAAAACCGTCATTCCTCCCTGAACACGGCCAGAAATGGCTGTCGACTGACATGAACTCCTTTGAGGTCCGGGTGTTCGCGCATTTGGTGGCGCTGTACAACGACGCATTGCAGCGGATCTACGCAGCCAACCCAAAGATGGACTTCCATCAATACGTGGCGGATCTGATGGGCGTGCCCCGGAACGCAACGCGGCAGGGTGAGGCGAACGCCAAACAGTTGAACCTGTCCATGATTTTTAACAGCGGCAATGGGGCGATCGCCCACAAACTCGGTCTACCTTGGGAATGGAACGAATTCGAATCGAAAGAGATTGATCCCAAGACCAAGAAGCGCAAGATAGTCCGCTATCGCAAGGCCGGCGTGGAAATGATGTCTATCATTGACATGTACCATCGGCAAGTGCCGGGCGTGAAAAAACTGGCCGAGTTGGCCAAGAAGATTTCAGAGGATCGCGGCTACATTAAGAGTTTCACTGGCCGCAGATTCCGTTGCATCAAGGGATACAAGTCCTACAAGCAATCCGGCCTGCTGATCCAAGGCACGTCGGCGGACTTCAACAAGATGATGTGGACCGGCGTCGAGGAAGCAATCGACGGCAACGGTACGATCATCCTTAACATCCATGACAGCTGGGACACCAGCGTAGACGACCCAATCGCAGCATACAAGTCAATGCAGGACGCGGCATCATCACTACCATCTAGGGTGCCGCTCCTACTTGACCTGAACGGCGTGGGTTCCAATTGGTGGGAAGCCATCAAAAAGCCTGACAAGAAATAAACGGGGACGCCAGATGAGAATCGACTTGGCCGAAGTGAAGGCCATTGAGGATGTAGAGGATCACAAGACCAAGGTATTCCGGGCGGCGCTGATGTATATCTCTCAAGGCATCCCGGTCATTCCGATCCCTTATGGTGAGAAGCATGTCAACAACACATCAATCTACACGTCACGTTGTTCTGCTCGTAGGGACAAGATTACCGAGTGGTTTCATCCAGATACTGGCAGATACGCTGGATGGAACATTGCCATCGGTTGCGGTGATTATTATGGCAAGGGCGGAGTGTTCGCCATTGATGTTGACAACAAGTATCACCCCAAATACGGAAAAGATATATGGGGAACCGCCGCGTGGGATAGCTTGTTGGAAGCGCATGGCGGGTTACAGGCTGTCCCGGTTCAATCTACGCCGAGCGGCGGT